AACAAAGTTATCACAATAGACAAAAAAGATCTACCAAGATATGTTGATAATGGTTGGGCACTGGCAGAAGCACATGGTGGCAAACACACAACCACAGGTAGATCAATGACCAAAGGCGAAGAAGATGAAAAAGAACGTATTGTCAAAGGTATGAAAAAAGATAAAGCAGGATTCAAAAAGAGATATGGCAAAGATGCTGACGCTGTGATGTATGCAACTGCCACTAAGAATGCAATGGAAGATGACGCTGGCCTAACAGACCAACAGAAACAAGGCTTAACTTCAATTGCTAAAAAATACATGGGACGAAAAGGTGGAAATGGAGATGCATTACCAATAGGGGTGCTAAAATACAAAGATGCCACCGGCGTACAAACAGATGGTTATGATGTAGAAGAAATGGAAGCCTATGCCAAGAAGATAGGTAAGGATTGGGATGAGTGGGAAGACGAGACTGATGAGTTCTACATACAAAGCAAAATATCAAGAGGTTTACAAGACGCTCTGGAAAAAGTCATGGGCGACGAAGATTTTTATGACAAGCCTGTTGGAGAAAAGGTTTATGATTTCTTTTCCGACTACGAAGAAAATTTGACTTCCAAACAGATGGAAGGTCAAGTTATGTCGTTTGAACAAATGGATAAAATATACAGTGGATTAAAAAATGCAATTGACTTGTATGAAAAACTTGTAGGAGATATTGAAGATCCTATGGCCGACTTCACTGACGATCTTGGCAGTGACATAGTTAATTACACAAAACAAGGACCATTATCATCAGCGCCAGAGATTAAAAATATAGAAAATTTATCACAGAGTCAAATGTTGACACTAGCATCAGTGGCTAGACAAGCCATTGATTTAGCACAATCGGATGTTGGAGCAAATGTAACAGACATTCCTGCCGCTGAAGAATTTGTTAAAAAATTAGAAGTAGCAATTAAAGGTGTCAAAGAACTAGACACCAAAGACTTGCAAAGATTCCCTGCAAACATCATGAAGGGCAAGAGAAAAGAAAAAGGCGGTACTGACAGAGACAAAGCATATTTTAAAATGCAACAAAAGAGAAAAGAAAAGCAAACTGCTGAAGCAGAATTGGCAGTTAGAAAACAAGATCTAGGAGGAATGCTGGTAGACAAATTTAATCAGTTCTTCCGTCAAGCAACACCAGAAGAAATCAAAGCAATGGCACAACTGTTAGACTACAAAACAAGAGATGAAGACAAAGAATTTGTTAAAATTGAAAAAGAAGACATAGAAGAAACAATGTTTGCAGAAAATGACAAAGAATGTCCGGACGGACAGTACTATTGTAATGACGAACAAAAATGTAAACCAATTCCTCAAGGCCATAGTGTAGAAAAAGATGGCAATCTTGTAAAAGATCAAGTAGATCTAAAACAACAACTCGTAGACTTTCAAGCAAACGTAAATGAATTTGCAAAAAAACTAGGTGTAACACCGAAAATGTTATTTGCAGGACTAATGGAAAAAAATCCTGAACTAGAATCAAACCCTGTGGCAGTTAAAATTGCACAATACTCAAAAGCACTAGAACAAAGTAAATCTACAGAATAATACAAGCACTCAACATTCTAATAAATATCAGCATGGCAAAAGTATCAAAATATGCTCAGCAGGCACACGAACCTGGTCCAAAGAAACGAACATCAATAGGTCAATCAAGACTATCACGTCCCAAGAACAAACACAAAAGAAGAAACTTTAGTAGATACCGAGGACAGGGTAAACACAGGTAAATACTGCTATGAAAATAGCAGATTTAATTGAAGGCCACATTGATGCAAAACTTCAAATAGCACAACCGCAAAGTCCAGGTGCTCGTGGACTGCAAAAAGCCAAAGATCAGCAAAACACACCAAGGCACCGAGATGCACATAAGCGAAATACTACAACAAAATGAGGGTATAAACGACCCCTATATTTTTAAAGCAATATTCATGGCCGGAGGAGCAGGCTCGGGCAAGTCTTTTGTGGTTAGAAATGTATTAGGACAGTTTCAAGGTCTAAAAGTACTGAACAACGACAAGTTTTTAAAGTATCTTATGGACAAAGAAGGATTATCACTTAAAATGCCCAGCAAAGAAAAAGCCAAACGTGATGTGGTAAGAACAAAAGCAAAAGAAATGGCAGACAAACAAGAACAATTATGGCGTGATGGAAGACTAGGAATAGTTTTAGATGGCACAGGTAGAGATTTGGAGAAAACAGGTGCTATCAAGGCCAAATTAGATGATCTTGGTTATGACACCATGATGTTGTATGTGAATACAAATTTAAAAACTGCTATCAGACGTAATTATGAAAGAGAAAGAACAGTTCCTTTAAGTGTGCTTAAGAAAAATTGGAATGTGATTCAAAACAACATTGGACAATTTCAAGGAATGTTCAAAGGAGACTTTCATGTGTTCGATAACAGTGATGAAACACCAGATTCCAAATCAAAAATACAATCCTTTGTTAAAATCACAAGAAACTTCTTAGAGAAACCAGCATCAAAACCACAAGCAGTCCAATTTATTAAAACAAAAAAATAACCTTGACTAAACACATAGTCAATTGTATAATAGTATATCAACTAGGAGAGTCTCATGAGAACTTACAATGAAGAACAACGAGCAAAATTAAGACAACTGATTGCTGAAGGTACCAATGTAAAACAAGAAGTACAAGATTTATCAGAAGGATTAAGAGAAACTGTGAAAGCAGTAGCAGACGAAATGCAAATAAAACCGCAAATTTTAAACAAAGCAATAAATGTAGCATTCAAAAGTAATATGGCTGATGTACAAGAACAGATGGATGAACTGGAAAGCATTCTTGTATCGACAGGACACTTGAAAGAAGATGATTAAACCACAACACAAACACATCATTATCAGAGCCTTGTGCGAAAAACCGCCACGTGATTGTGATGTTGCTGTCGAATGGTGGAATGAACTTGTTGATTCCATTGGTATGGCAAAACTAGACATCCAAAACAATCCAATTTGTGGTTATGTGGATACACCCGGCAACGCAGGCCTTACAATTTGTGGAATTATCGAAACAAGTCATATTGCTATGCACGTTTGGGATGAATCTAATCCTGCACTAATACAATTAGACGTATATACCTGTTCGTCACTGGACAAAAATAAAGTGTTCGAAGCACTTGACGACTTTGACCCTGTGAAAGTAGAATATAAACAGTTCGACAGAGAATATGCTATTAAAGAAGAAACAAACGGATTCAAAGAAATTTATTAATGTCATACATAGACGCATACTTTGATCGCGAACGTGATCAGATTAACATTGTAGAAAGAGTCAACGGCGAACGTAAGTTTGTTGACTACCCTGCAAGGTATGTGTTCTATTATGATGATCCAAAAGGCAAACACAGAAGCATTTATGGTGATTCTGTATCACGTTTTTCAACAAAGCAAAGCAAAGAGTTCAAAAGAGAACTTTCCATGCACAAAGGCAAACGCACATATGAAAGTGATGTTAATCCTATCTTTAGATGTCTTGAAGAAAACTATTTAGGCAAAGATGCTCCTAAGATGAACTGTTTATTTTTAGATATTGAAGTAGACTTTGACCCAGAACGTGGTTATGCCAGTCCTGCAGATCCATTTATGCCAATAACTGCAATATCAATATACTTAAACTGGACTGAACAACTGATAACATTGGCATTGGCTCCAAAAGGACAACAGGCACTTGCCGAAGAAGTTGGCAAAAAGTTTGACAACTGTTTTATCTTTACAGATGAAGCAGAACTTTTGGATACATTCTTAACTTTGCTGGATGATGCAGACATAATATCAGGATGGAACAGTGAAGGTTATGATATTCCTTACATTGTAAACAGGATAGCAAAAGTTCTCAGTAAGCAAGACACAAAAAGAATGTGCCTGTGGAATATTGCTCCACGCAAAAGACAGTTTGAAAGATTTGGCAAAGAAGAAGTTACATTCGACATAATAGGTCGTGTGCATTTGGACTATATGCAACTGTATAGAAAGTATATGTATGAAGAAAGGCATTCATACGCACTAGATTATATTGCTGAAATGGAAGTTGGTGAAAGAAAAACTGAATATGAAGGATCATTGGATGAACTTTACAACAGGGATTTTGAAAGGTTTATAGAATACAATAGACAAGATACTGCTCTGCTTGATAAAATTGACAAGAAACTAAAATTTATCGATCTTGCAAGTGAACTGGCTCATGCAAACACAGTTTTACTTCAAACAACAATGGGTGCAGTGGCAGTGACTGAACAAGCAATACTAAATGAAACACACAGACGTGGTATGGTAGTGCCAGACAGAGTCAGACGTGAGCCTGGATCTGAGCCAGCGGCAGGTGCCTATGTTGCTACTCCAAAGAAAGGTATGCATGACTGGATTGGGTCGATTGATTTGAATTCACTGTATCCTTCTGTGATTAGAGCATTGAACATGGCGCCAGAAACAATTATTGGACAACTTAGACCAGAAGAAACAGATGCCATGATAGCAGATCGTATGCGTAAGAAAATGAGTTTTGCAGGTGCATGGGAGGGAGAATTTGGAACACTTGAATATCAAGCAGTAATGGAGAAAGATAGAGCGAAAACTATCATTGTGGATTGGGAAAATGGCGAAGAACAAGTAATGAGTGCCGCTGAAGTTCATGAAATGATATACAATTCAAATTCAAAATGGGGGTTAAGTGCCAACGGTACTATCTTTACATTTGAAATAGAAGGCGTAATTCCAGGACTACTAGAAAGATGGTACGCTGAAAGAAAAGAAATGCAAAGCAAAATGCGAGATGCTATAACTGCCGGCAATCAAATTGAAACAGAGTTTTGGGATAAAAGACAACTAGTAAAAAAGATTAATTTGAATTCACTGTATGGTGCATTGTTGAATCCAGGGTGCAGATTTTTTGATTCAAGACTAGGTCAAAGCACAACACTGACTGGGCGAGTGATTACAAAACACATGGGAGCAAAAGTAAATGAAATTATTACTGGTGTGTATGATCATAAAGGTCAATCAGTCATATATGGTGATACAGATTCTGTGTATTTTAGTGCCTATAAAAGTCTCGAAGAGGATATTAAAAGCGGCAAACTGCCTTGGACAAAAGATAGTGTAATATCCTTATATGACAGAATAGGTGATGAAGTGAATACAAGTTTTCCAGACTTTGCACACAAGGCATTCCATACACCAAGAAAAAAAGGTGATATTATTAGAGCAGGTAGAGAAGCAATAGCAACAAAAGGCATATTCATTACTAAAAAAAGATATGCTATATTAATTTATGATCTTGAAGGCAAACGTACTGATGCAGAAACGGAAGGCAAAGTAAAAGCAATGGGCCTGGATCTTAAAAGGTCCGACACTCCAGTATTCATACAAAACTTTTTGAGCGATGTATTGTTAAAAGTACTGACAGGATCTAATGAAGAAGAAGTATCAGAATTTATTATGGATTTTAGGAAAGAGTTCAAGCAAAGACCAGGTTGGGAAAAAGGATCACCAAAAAGATGTAACAATCTTACAGAATATGTGAGGAAAGAAGAAAGACAAGGCAGAGCAAATATGCCTGGCCATGTAAGAGCAAGTATGAACTGGAATAGACTGTTGAAAATGTATTCCGATAAACATTCAAAACCTTTAGTAGATGGATCTAAAGTGGTAGTATGTAAATTAAAATCAAATCCATTGCAATATACAAGTGTGGCATATCCTGTTGATCAGTTGAGAGTGCCTGAATGGTTTAAAGAATTGCCTTTTGATCACGATGCCATGGAAGAGTCGATAATTAATGCTAAACTGGACAACTTAATTGGTGTACTTAACTGGAATTTAATTGCTACACAGGAAAATAATACATTCAATGCCTTATTTGAATTCTAATGACTAACATTATAAAAAACTTACAAGACATTATCAACTCGATCAAAATTAAAAGTTTAGACTATGGACAATTACATACATTATTAACGGATCTAAAAAAACTAAAGGATTCTAATCTTGAAGATATCATTTCATCATTGGATAAAAAGATTGGTGAAACAAATGCTTTACATGACAGCAAAGAAATTGCATATCTGCAAGATAAGTTTTCAAATATAAAAAGTAAGACATGGTGGGATAATTCAAATACAGATGTTGAGTTTTCGCCTATATTGGAAAAATACATCGACACCTCTATTAACAGTTTTATTGATTGGCGCCTGCCAGCCTGTGAAATAGGATACGGTTATGGACATTATTCACTACAAATGGTATTAGGTTTTAGTCCTATATATCTTTTAGATCTGCAAAAATATTACAATCAATGTTACGGCACTTGGACAAGCAAAAACAGGAATGCCACAAAAAAAAATTTAGATAATAAAATATTCTGGATCACTGTAGATTCTAATTGTGACATAACAAAACATCAAGTACCTTATAAACAAATGGGATATGTACAATGTATCAATGTATTTCAATATCTTACTCCAGACAACATGAAAGCATATTTGAAATCAATATATAAAATTTTACGTCCAGGCGGCCATGCCATTATAACTTACACTAATGCAACTATTCCTACACAGTTCAAACTAGTTGGCGAGAAAGGATACAGATTTTTTACTAAAAGCAGAATGCAACACCTTATAGACAGAGCAGGATTCCAAGTGAAATCATGGGATGAACCAACCAGTAAGATCAGTTCGGTAATATTACAAAAACCAGGAACAATTACTAGCCTTTTGAAAGCGATTGGCACAACTAATTATGATATTGACAAACGAAGTCGAAATAAGATATAATAAAAGATTAACTAAACTTAGGATAGGCACACTATGAAAGATATATTACAAGATGTAGTAAAACACACACATTCACTAGGCTTTCTTGACATTGTAAAGATTACAGGCTCTGATAAAGAAACAACACTAGACAGCATGGCAGAAGATCGTTCAGTAATTATGCAGGGAGAAATTACATCTCCAGTTGCAGAGTTTGAAGGTACTTTTGGTATGCCACAACTAGGCAAATTAGATATTCATTTGAAATGCCCAGAATATAAATCCAACGCAACAATCACAGTAAACAAACAAAGTAGAAATGGTGAAGACGTACCAGTAGGCATTCAGTTTAAAAATGCAACAGGTGATTTTCAAAATGATTACAGATTTATGAATTCAGAAATTATAAATGAAAAACTTAAGACTGTGAAGTTTAGAGGAGTTAATTGGGATGTTGAGTTTGAACCAAGCATGGCGGCAACACAAAAATTAAATTTCCAAGCGGCGGCGAATGCAGAAGAAACAACATTTGTGGCACAGACTGATGGCGATGATCTTAAATTTACTTTTGGTGATCACAGTACACACGCAGGTCAATTTGTTTTCCAATCAGGAGTGAAAGGCACACTTGATAAAAATTGGGCATGGCCAGTAGCACAGGTATTACAAATTTTAAAATTAGGGGAATCAGGTAAACTAACAATGGCATTTTCCAATGATGGTGCATTACAGATTACTGTTGATTCAGGATTAGCAACTTACAAATACATATTACCAGCACAACAGAAGTAAGCCTATGAAGGATTTAACGTCCAGACAAAAAGATTATGCAGTTTTCTTACCTGCCATCAGTTCATTCTATGCAACTTATATAGGAAAGCAACGATCCGATCCTAACTACATACCATCAACAAGAATACCAACTGCATTTACAAAAGGAGTTGAAGAATTAAATTTCCTTGAACCAGAAGCAGGCAGTTTTTATTACAAATACGCATTGTATTCGGCAGGTCATGCAGACTTAGATCTAACAAAAGATGTGCCAAGAGAAGACTGGATCAGACAAAGGCCAAGAGACGGATCTAGTTTGCTTGTAGGGGACTCAGGCGGATTCCAAATAGGTAAAGGTAGATGGGAAGGTGACTGGAAAGACCCTAACTGTCCTAAAGCACAAAAGAAAAGAGATCTTGTGTTGAAATGGATGGATGGATTAATGGACTATGGCATGGTATTAGATATTCCAGCATGGGTGGTTAGAGATGTTGATGTGGCAAACAAAGTAGGAATATTAACTTATGAAGATGCCTGCAAGGCAACTATAATCAATAATGAATACTTTATGAAACATTCAACAGGTGCTTGTAAATTTTTAAATGTATTACAAGGGGAAAATCACCAAGAAGCAGATGACTGGTATGCAAGAATGAAAGATTACTGTGATCCAAAAGTATATCCAGAAACGCATTTCAGAGGATGGTCAATGGGTGGACAAAATATGTGCGATGTTCATTTGTTACTGAAAAGATTAGTTCATATAAGACATGATGGATTGTTAGAAAAAGGCAAACATGATTGGATGCACTTCTTAGGTACATCCAAATTAGAATGGGCAACATTATTGACAGATGTACAAAGAGCAGTAAGAAAATATCACAATGAAAACTTTACAATTAGTTTTGATTGTGCGTCACCATTTCTTGCAACTGCAAATGGCCAACTTTACATTACAACAGAAACTGCGGACAGAACCAAATGGGTGTACAGAATGGTTCCAAGTGTAGATGACAAAAAGTATGCTACAGATACAAGAAAGTTTAAAGACGCCGTTGTGGCAGATGGCGTGTTTAGTACATTTACAGATAGTCCATTATCTGACAAGATGTTGGTAAAAGATGTGTGTGTTTATGCACCAGGTGATTTAAACAAGATTGGTAAAGAAGGTAAAACCAGTTGGGATTCATTTTCTTATGCATTACAAATGGGTCATAATGTTTGGAGTCATATTGATGCAGTACAAACAGCCAATGAACAGTATGACAAAGGCATAATACCTGGTATGTTAGTTGACGAAAGGTTTGATTCAGTGTATTTTAAAGATGTAGTAGAGGCAATATTTGCAACAGATAATAAAGATGAGTCACTTATGATAATAGAAGAATATAATAAACTATGGCAAAGCATCATAGGAACAAGAGGTGCAGTGGGCAAAAAAACAGTAAATGCTGGAACAATGTTTAACAATTTATTTGAGGAAGTATAATGACTGAATTTACACATGGAATACAAGGAGCATTCAAGCAACTTATAAAAAGTTCGAGTTTGGCATTGGCATTAATATACACAACTGGACACATCTTCATTGCAATGATTGTTGTGAGTGCCATGACAGGAGCAAGTTTCTGGGAGGCAGGTGCTGTGGCACTGATTGAACCTTCTATCAACGGGTTGTGGTTTTATGTATTGCATTCTGCATGGAAAAGAGCGAAGGGACTATAATGGAACGACCATATGAATCCGGCATGAATGATACTGCAATATTCTTTACAGGTATTGAAGTAGAAAAAACGCCTGCTCACAATATGCAAACTTTGTTTGTGGTTGGTATGCAGTCAGCCAGTACAATAGTTGGCAAAACACTAGACAGTCATTATCCATGTAAACATATCTACTTGGGTGCAAATCACAGTTTTAAAAACATTGACACAGATCATATTCAAGTATTGATGAAAATGGTCGATGATCTGCTTTCAAAAGGATATTGGGTAACACTAGATATTGATCCAAAAAC